CAAATATACCAAATGGTATAATAGTTTATAATGCCACAGTAAGTGTTAGTAATTCTAATGTGCCCGTAATTGGTGTTCAGTATGCATGGAATTATACTGGTGGGGGTAGTCCAATATTGTTTACAAGTATACCTGCACAGATTATAGGAACTGCAGGTGCAATATCCACCGATTCAACAGTTGTTACATCAACAAATACATTTGTATTCGGTATTCAAAACAATACAGGTTCAAACGTTACGGTTAATTATGGATATTTGAAAATAAGTTAAAATGTATACAACAGACTGCAATTATTTCAATATAACAAACTATAATAATGTTCAAGAAGGATATTATAGGTGGACAGGATGCACAGGTATCGTGAGTATCTCACCGATTAATACCTTAGACTCACACTATGTTTGTGCAAGAGATATTATGGTTGAAGAATATGGAGCACCTTTGACAGTTGTTTTTGCAGGACTATGTCCTTCAAATACACCAACACCAACAATGACACCAACAATCACTCCAACACCTGTCACACAAACTCCAACTCCAACACCAACAATTACTCCGACAATAACTCAAACATAATGGTCGAGTTCTTGTAATTAAAAATAAAAGAGTTAAGTATTTATAGACATGGCAGTATGTGGTGTAACAATTTTTAGTGAAAATTTAAGTGGTCTTACGACAAACGTAACGTTTTACCCATGCTCAGGAGGCACAATATCATTAGGTGACCAAGTTTTTCCTTTTAACTATGTTGATGATTATTATTTTGGTCAGTTTGATTGTTATGTTCCCCTATATGATTACAACTACATATTAGAAATTCCTTGTCCATCACCAACACCAACCGTAACCACAACACCAACAGAAACTCCTACTGCAACGCCAACACCAACAATTACTTCAACCGTAACCCCAACTCCAACAGAAACACCAACAAACACTCCAACGGTCACACCAACGATAACTCCAACAAACTCAAGATTTGAATTTATTTGTTGCACAGGTTCTACATTATCTGATGCATGTGGATGTTTAGGTGGAACAGTATCAATTTGGGGTGACGAAAGTAATTTTGACCAAAATACATTATTTTATAATGAACAATTGGGGCCTGTGACAATCAATATGTCAGGTTTTTATAACAACTCAAATGTTGTTATTGAGTTGATTTCTGACGGAACAACAACAGGTTTTTTCTCTTTCTGTCCGACTCCAACACCAACGGTCACACCATCGGCAATTTAATAACAACATTTTTTTCAAACCATATAATAAAATAGCCTGAATCGTAGTATTTATAAGAAAAATAGTAATACAATGGCATGTAGCAAATATACACTAACGAATACTGGTTCAACAACAGTAAATTTTAATTATCAAAGATGTGATGACACTCTTTGGCAATATCAAATAGAATTATTACCAAATCAAACAAAAAATATTTGGCTTGTAAATGGAACATATTCTTCCGCTCAATTATTTCAACAATCAATTGTTTTAATTGATAACGGAGTTTTCCCTCCACTTCAAATCACTCCTACACCATCTGTTACGCCAACATTAACTCCAACACCTACGGTTACTTCTACAGTAACTCCAACACCGAGTGTAACGGCAACAGTTACTCCAACTGTTACACCAACAATAACAGTAACACCGACAAACTCGAGAAATAGCTTCGCAGTTACATCGGGAACAACTGCAGAAATTGCTTGTCAGGGAATTAACCCGACAACAATTTGGGGAGAAGACCTAGCATTTGATGCTAACACACAATTCTACAATTCAGTATCAGGACCTGTATCAATTGACATGACAGGTTACTATAGTGATGGTACGGACGTTGTTCAAGTTGATTCAACAGGAACAACAGTTGGATTCTTTACAATATGTTTAACTCCAACTCCAACTCCAACGAACACACAAACTCCAACAGTCACTTCAACGGTGACCCCAACGGTTAGTGTAACTCCAACAATCACACCAACTCAAACTCAAACTCCAACTCCTTCAATAGGATATTATACTTATGTATTAGGAACTGGAACAACAACAAATGACGCATGTAATAACTTTAACGTAGCACCACAAACATTATTCGGAACATTAGCAGGTGGCGTTGGACCAAACATTGGTGAAACATTATATCTCGATAGTTCGCTATCAACTCCAGCAACAAATGCATTCTATTCTAATGGAACTGCATTATATCAAATAACAGGTGGAGCGGGATTAATAACTGCCGTGGAACCTGATGGTTGTGTCGGTATTGTAACACCAACTCCAACAATTACTGAAACTCCAACACAAACTCCTACAAATACTCCGACAATATCTTTGACCCCAACTAACACTGTTACTCCAACAATTACTCCAACAACAACACAAACACCTACTTCAACTGAAACACCTACACAAACACCCACACCAACTGAAACACCTACACCAACTGTGACTGCAACGGTTACTCCAACAATTACTCCGACTGCAACGGTTACTCCAACAATTACTCCAACAACAACACAAACACCAACTCCGACTCAAGCTAGATTTAGTTTCACAGTATCATCTGGTTCAACAGGATATGATGCTTGTCACGGAGGTTCTTCAGTAACAATTTATGGTGATGTTTCTATTTTCGATGATAATGATTTCTTCTATGATTCTGAAATAGGACCTGTAACAACAGATATGTCAGGGTTTTACTCAAGTGGTGGTGATGTTTGTGAGTTGATTAGTGATGGAACAACGACACCATTAGGTGCATTTTCTCTATGTGCGTCACCGACTCCTACACCAACAATGACTCCAACAACTACTGTAACACCAACTCTCACTCCAACATCAACTGTAACACCAACACCATCAATCGGTTATTATACTTATAGTTTAGGATACGACGCATCGTCAGCATCAACAGCATGTTCTAATTACTTTTCATCACCAATATTAGTTTACGCACCATTGATTGGTGGAGTAGGTCCAAATGTGGGTGAAACTTTATACTCTGATACGGCAACAACAACACCAGTATCAAACGGTAACTATTCTAATGGTGTTGATTATTTTGTTGTGACAGGAGGTTCAGGATTGATAAGTTCAAGAGCAAACTGTTAACAAAACAAAAATTAAAATTATACATAACCCTCTACTTTTGTAGAGGGTTTTTTATTTTTATACCAAATATAATTTATGAGCAAAATTTTTATACAAATTGCAAGTTACAGAGACCCTCAATTGGTTCCAACTTTAAAAGATATGATTGCAAATGCAAAGAAACCGAAAAACTTGGTTTTCTCGATTGCAAGACAATTCAATGAAACAGATGGTTTTGATAACCTTGATGAATTCAGAAAAGATAAAAGATTTAAAATCTTAGATATTCCTTACCAAGAAGCTAAAGGTGTTTGTTGGGCAAGAAACCTAACACAACAATTGTATGATGGTGAGGAATATACAATGCAGATTGATTCTCACATGAGATTTGAAAAAGATTGGGATGAAACCTTAATCAAAATGATAAAGGGTCTACAAAAAGACGGTTACAAAAAGCCTCTACTTACGGGTTATGTTCCGTCTTTTGACCCTGAAAATGACCCTGCGGGAAGAGCACAAGATGCTTGGAGAATGGCATTCGACAGATTTATTCCTGAAGGTGCTGTGTTCTTTTTACCTGAAACAATTCCAGGTTGGAGAGAACTTAAAAAACCTGTAACAGCAAGATTCTACTCAGCACACTTCTGTTTTACACTAGGTCAATTCTCAGTTGAGGTTCAACACAATCCTGAATATTATTTCCACGGAGAAGAGATTTCAATTGCGGTAAGAGCTTACACATGGGGTTATGATTTATTCCATCCACATGTTCCTGTTGTTTATCACGAATATACTCGTAAGGGTAGAACAAAACAATGGGATGATGATAAAGGTTGGGGTGAAAGAAATAGAATTTCTCATCTAACTAATAGAAAATTATTTGGTATGGATGGTGAAAAACAAGAAGGACATGACGGTCCTTATGGTTTCGGAACTGAAAGAACTTTAAGAGAATATGAAAAATATGCGGGAATTTTATTTGAAAAAAGAGCAATTCAACAATACACAATAGATAAAAATTATGCACCGAATCCTTATAACTATGAAACAGAAGAGGATTGGAAAAACGATTTTGCTGTAGTATTCAAACACTGTATTGATATTGGGTATAGTCAAGTTCCTGAAAAAGATTATGATTTTTGGGTAGTTGCATTCCATAACAAGGAAGATAAAACTTTATTCAGAAAAGACGCTGATAAGGCAGAAATTAGTAGAATGATGAATGACCCTGATAAGTATTGTAAAGTGTGGAGAGAATTTCAAACATCAGAAACACCGACTTATTGGGTTGTTTGGCCTCACTCAGAGTCAAAAGGATGGTGTGATAGAATTACTGGTCAACTAACCCATCATCATGTTAGTTAATAAAGTTTACAAATAATACAAATAGAATAGTGATAACATATTGGCAATATAACTCATCAGTTAAAGATTTAATTGGTGATGTAAAAAAAATAATATCTGAGAACGACTATAAAACAATTGATATTGGAGCATCCGCTCAGTTTTGGTCTTATCCTGAATGTAAGTTTGTTGCAGACATTGTAGAAATACAAGAGGAAGGAGTTAAGTTTTTTAACTTCAATATCCAAAATAAAGACACTTGGGGCGAGTTAATTTCTTATGTTGAAGAACATGGAAAATTTGATTTTAGTATTTGTTCTCACACATTAGAGGATGTTTTAACCCCTGTTGATTTGTTAAATCTTTTACCGAAAATCTCAAAGAGAGGATATATTGCAGTTCCTTCAAAGTTTGATGAATTCTCATTTTTATGGGATAACAAATACAGAGGAAATGCTCATCATAAACAAATTATCGATGTTAAAGATGACATGATTTGTATATATCCAAAATATCCATTCATAGAAGTATATGATGAATCTGATGAAATTTTAAAAAATTCTTTAGGTAAAGAATTAGTTGTTTTTTGGGATATTGATATACCATATAAATTTTTCTCTCAGAATAATATATTTCATAGTGATGGTGAATTAATTAGTGAGTTTTACAAACAAATATCAACTAACTAATATGAAGAAAGTTGCAGTGTTATCTGTCCTATTTGACTATCCTGAATACTTCAAACCAGTGTTTGAAACGAAATTTTTGAAAGATTTTGACGTCAATGACTATTATGTTATAAGATATAAGAGTGACGATTATGGAATTACAAACGAAAGTTATTATTTCAAATTTACTTTCTACAGGATAAGGGAAATCGTTAAATTTATTGAAGAATCAATTCTCAACAAATATGAATATTTCATTCTTTTAGATGCTACCGATGTTGGATATGTTGGTAATATTCATAAAGTTGAAGACATTATGAACCATTACAATTGTAATATATTATTTGGTGGTGAAAGAAATTTGTGGCCAACAACAGACTATAGTCATTTACATCAGAACAAGACGGTTAATTCAGATTATAAATTTTTAAATGCTGGAGTTTTCTGCGCAAAAACAGAATCCTTTTTAGAACACATTAAAACTATTTTAGAGAGAGGGTTAGTTGGTCTGTGTGACCAAGGAAATTGGCAGATAGAGTATTTGTTAAATGAGGATATAAAACTCGATAGTGAAAATAAATTAGTGTTGAATACGTATTTAGCGAAAAAAGATGTTGACGTAAAAGATAACGTTGTAACATTTTTGACTGAAACTCCAATCTTTGTCCACGACAATGGTGGGTATAATGATGACACTGTTAAATTAATGGATTATTTCAAATGAAAACAATAAGAATTACAAGACAAGGGTTCCCGAATCACGGCCAACATAGTTGGATGAATTACTTTAAATTCATTTTGTCAAAAAAATATAATGTTATTATTGACCCAATAAATCCAGACATTGTTATACATTCTGATTTGAATTGTAATGAAAATGCTTTGGATACTTATACCGGTCATTTACCAACAAGTTTAAATCAGACAGATAAAAATAAAAAGTTTTTATATGTTTCTGGTGAAGTTGCAAATTTCAGAAATTGTTTAGATACAAATGAAAATCAATGGTCTATAGGATATAATAAATTTGAACATCCGAGATTCTTGAGACAACCATCAGGTGTTTTTGACGTGTGGACTTTATATGATGAATCAAGATTGGTTGACAGTCCATTAAATTGGCTTACAGAAAAAAGAAATTTTAATGTCATATCAAAAAGAAATGATAGATTTTGTTCAATCACTCAGGCTTCTCATAATGATTTTAGAGAGATTGTTTTCAACAAGTTATCTGAATACAAACAAGTTACTTCTTCAGGTCCGTGGAAACAAAACATTGCAAGGGAAGAAGAATTAAATAAACATCAATGGATGAATCCTGTTTATATAGGAAGAAATGATGGACTGACATATCGAGAAAAAATTGGATTTTTTCAGAAGTATAAGTTCAATATGGCAATTCATTATACAAACACAGATTATATTTTACAAGAGAAAATATATCATGCATTCTTCAGTGGAGCAATACCAATTTTTTTCGGTAACCAATATATTTTAGAAGAGGGATTCAATCCTGAGAGTTTTATTAATCTCCATAACTTTACTGATTTAAATGATTTTTTATCCTTAATTAAGGAAATTGATAATAATGAAACATTATATAAACGTTACATTGAGTCACCAATCTTTGTCGATAATAAACTACCAGATTATTATGATTTCGATTATACCCTCAATTTTTTAGAAAAAATAGTAGAAGCTTAATGAAATATATTTTTACAACTTTAGCTGTTGGAGATTCTTACCTAAAGAATGCTTCAGAATGTTATACCAAATACAGTGAAAAATGCTCTGCAGATTTCAATATCACAACAAATGAAAATTGTGAGGTTGGACCAAAAGTTAATTTAAACCTTTTCAAATTAGACAGATATGAAGATGGAAATCCTGGATTTTCTTTTTATTTAAATCTGAAAGTTTTATCCTTAAAATATTGTTTGGATAAGGGTTATGATTACATCATATACAATGATGCTGATTGGAGAATGACAGATAATTTTAGTGAAGACAAACTACTCAACTTGTTCAACCACATGGAAATGAATGATTTGGATTTCTTGTTTGAAAGACCTGCATTAATTGGTGGTCATAAAAGGGATATGAGTAATTGTTTTTTCGATAGAAAGTTATATGACTATCATGTGTTTGAACATACTAAATGGGATAATGCACACGTTGTTAATGAACAATTTATGGTGTTTAGAAACAATTGGAAGTTTAGATATTTTGTTAGAAGATGGGAAGAATTCTTATGGTATTCAATCCACAATAACATAAGGAATTATCCGGATGGTTTTGATATAGGTGTCTCAGCATTAGAGGCGGAAATGAAATGGGATTATAACAGTTTTAGAGGTCTTTTACCCAGTTGTTTTGAATTTCATGATAAAGCAGGAAACTTACATATAAGATTTTAATTATGAATATACAAGAAAATATAACGAAATTTACCAACCTCGATGCTAATGACAGTCTATCAGCATTCAAAGGTAATACCGCACAACAATTCCATGGTGCGTATGAAGTGTTCTATGAATTTTTAAAACAGGTTAAACCAAATCAAATTTTAGAAATCGGAACCGCATTAGGCGGATTTACACAGTTTTTAAAACTTAGTGTAGATGACCTCGGACTCTCAACTAAAATATTATCATATGATATTGCTGAAAGACCTTGGTATAAAGATATTATCAACTTGGGAGTTGATGTTAGAGTCGAAGATGTTTTTGACTTTATAAATTTCACAGTTAAATCTGAAGTAGTTGATTTTATTAAACAAGATGGAATTACGATTGTGTTATGTGATGGTGGTTGGAAAATTGGTGAATTCAAAGTTTTATCTGAACATATCAAATCGGGAGATTTTATTTTGGCTCATGACTATGCTGAGAACAAAGAAGTTTTCGAATCTAAAATTGATGGAAAAGTTTGGAACTGGCATGAAATACAAGATTCAGATATCAGTGAGGCTAGTGATAAAAATAATTTACTGATTTATAATAAAGAAACATTTGAAAATGTTGCTTGGACTTGTAGAGTTAAAAAATAAGATATGAACGGAGTAACTTTAGTAACGGGTATTTGGGATATTGGGAGAGGTGAACTATCTGAAGGATGGTCAAGACCTTACCAACATTATTTAGATAGATTCGAAAGATTATTGGATGTTGAAGAAAACATGATAATCTACGGTGATGAAAGTTTAAGAGAGCTTGTTTTCAGAAAAAGAACTTCAGAAAACACTCAATTTATTGTTAGAGATGTTTCTTGGTTCAAGGGTGAGTTTTATGATAAAATTCAAAAGATAAGAACGGATTCTGATTGGTTTAATCAAGTTGGTTGGTTAAAAGATTCTACCCAAGCTAGACTCGAAAATTATAATCCTTTGGTAATGTCAAAAGTTTTCCTTTTACATGATGCTAAGATAATGGACCAATTCAATTCCGATTATTTATTTTGGATTGATGGTGGTATTACGAATACGGTTCATTTAGGTTATTTCACTCATGACAAAGTTTTTGACAAATTACATAAGTATATTTCTAAATTTTCATTTATTTGTTTCCCATATGAAGCAACAAGTGAAATACACGGATTTAATTCACACGTTCTAAATGAAATTGCTGGAGAAAAAGTTAACAAAGTCGCTCGAGGAGGATTTTTTGGTGGACCCAAACACACCATCACAGATATTAATTCAATTTACTATGGGTTATTAAGTTCAACTTTGAATGATGGATACATGGGAACTGAAGAGTCTATCTTTTCAATCATGTGTTACAAACATTCAGATTTGATAAATTACTTTGAAATTGAAGGTAACGGTTTGATTAGTAAATTTTTCGAAGATTTGAAAAATGAAACTTTGGTTGTTAAGTCTGAAAATCCTACAAGGGGAGCATCTAATTTAGATACAAATAAAGTAGGTCTTTACGTTATTGGGTTCAATAGTCCAAAACAATTCAAAACCTTGATTGATTCTATGTTGGCATACGACCAAGATTATATTTTAAAAACTAAAAAGTTTTTGTTAGATAATTCAACAGACTTGTCAACTAACGAGGAATACTTGGCAATTTGTCAAGAGTTTGGTTTTGAACATATTAAGAAAGATAACTTAGGTATTTGTGGAGGAAGACAATGGGTTGCTGAACATTTTGATTCAAGTGATTTAGATTACTATCTATTTTTTGAAGATGACATGTTTTTCTATAATAAAGACGGAGTTTGTAGAAATGGTTTCAATAGATTCGTTCCAAATCTTTATTCTAAGTCATTAGAAATAATGAAAAAAGAAAACTTCGATTTTTTAAAATTAAATTATTCTGAATTCTTTGGTGATAATGGAACTCAGTGGTCGTGGTATAATGTTCCACAAAGTGTTAGGGTAGAGTTTTGGCCTGAAAAACCAAGGTTACCTCGAATGGGATTAGACCCAAATGCTCCGAGAACTGTATTTGAATCGGTTCATTCTCATAAAGGTGTTCCATATACTAAAGGTGAAATTTATTATTGTAACTGGCCTCAAATAGTATCAAGAACAGGAAATCAAATAATGTTTTTGGATACAACTTGGGCACATCCATTCGAACAAACTTGGATGAGTCATATGTATCAACTCACAAAAAAGGGAAAAATGTATTCAGGTTTATTATTGTTAACACCAACAGAACACGATAGATTCGAACATTACGACAGAAGTATACGCAAAGAGTCATAACAATATATTTATTGTTATGGAATTTTATATCAAGAAAAACGCAACACTACCTGTATTAAAAATGCAGGTTGTAAAAGATGGTAGAGCGGGTTATCTGCAGTTAATGGAAGACTTAGAAGTTTCAACAATTTTCTTTTCGATGATTGATGTTGAGACTGGTATCCCTAAGATTGTATCTGCTCCTGCTGAGATTGTTGCATTGATAATGGCTGAGGACGGAGCTCCAACCGAATACTACATTTATTTCAAATTTACGGCAAGAGATACCAACACACCGGGTAGATATCAAGGTCAATTCTTAATTAAGAATGACGAGGGTAATTTAATTCTCCCGATTCGTGAAGAACTTTATATCAATGTTCAAGATAGTTTTATTTCTGAGACAGCTTGTTGTTAATTTGATTAATCCGCAACATTTTTTATATTTATTAGGGAAGGTAAATTTCACATATCGTGAAAGCTAATAGACCACTCTAAAAAATATATTATGATATCTAACGAAGAGATAGAATCGTTTCTACATGGGAACGACCCTGAAGAATTTATAGTCGCAATCGAGTTTGACTACGCATCCAATTCAATTTACAAAATCAAAGAGTTACCGGGTAAAGGAAAAGAAATTCGAAAGGATACGTTTATTCCGTTTGCATGGGTTGGTGATTTACGTGGGTTAAAGTTTTATGGTGATTCCAAAGCGGTTCAGAAAGAGGCGATGACTAAATACGGAATCATGATTGACAAGTTAGAGACTCAGGGTAATGAAAGACTTGAGAATGGTTTAACTTATATGGTTAAGTCTTTGAAGGGATATCGTGAGTTAATTCAGTTTTTTAGAGATGGTGGTTGTGACCCTTGGGGAGAAAAGGCTAAGGACAAAATAATGATTCTACCTCCTGTAGAACAATACTTAATTTCCAAAGAAAAAAGATTATTTAAGGGTTATGAAAATTATGAGCAAGTTACGAGACTTGTATTTGACTTAGAGACCGATGCCCTTGACCCTAAAGATGGTCGTATTTTCATGATTGGAATCAAAACCAATAAAGGATACCACCGAGTAATTGAGTGTCTTGACGAGTCTCAGGAGAAGACTGCAATCATCGAGTTCTTCCGAGTGATTGATGAAATCAAGCCGAGTATCATTGGTGGATACAATTCAGCGAACTTCGACTGGCATTGGATATTCGAAAGATGTAAAATATTGGGAGTTGACCCAAAGAAGATTTGTCGTTCATTACACCCCCAACATTCATTTACAAGAAAGGATAGTATGTTGAAACTTGCGAATGAGGTGGAAGAATATGTTCAGACTTCGATTTGGGGTTATAATGTAATTGATATTATCCATGCTGTTCGTAGAGCTCAGGCAATTAATTCGAGTATTAAAGCTGCGGGTTTGAAATATATTACAAAGTTTATTAATGCTGAAGAACCTGACCGTGTGTATATTGACCACGAGAATATTGGTAAGATGTATAGGAACAAAGAAGAGTATTGGTTGAATGTTCAGAACGGAAAATATAAGAAGGCGACTGAATACCAAGATTTGGATGTTAAGTTTCCTGGTGTATACATAAAAACTACTGGGGATAACCTTGTTGAGAGATATCTTGACGATGACTTGGATGAGACTTTGAAAGTTGATAAGGAATTCAACCAAGGTTCGTTCCTACTTGCTGCAATGATTCCAACAACATATGAGAGAGTTTCCACGATGGGAACTGCAACACTATGGAAAATGTTGATGTTAGCTTGGTCATATAAACATGGATTAGCCATTCCTGCCAAACAATCAAAGACAGACTTCGTAGGAGGTCTTTCTCGACTACTTAAGGTCGGTTATAGTAAGAACGTCCTCAAGCTCGATTTCTCGTCTCTATACCCCTCTATTCAACTTGTGCATGATGTTTTCCCTGACTGTGATGTGACAGGTGCGATGAAAGGAATGTTAAAGTATTTCCGTGACACCCGTATCAAGTATAAAGAGTTGTCTGAAAAATATTATACAACAGACCCTGCTAAGTCAGCGTCGTATGGTAATAAACAATTACCGATTAAAATCTTCATTAACTCAATGTTCGGTGCTTTGTCAGCTCCTCAGGTTTATGCTTGGGGTGACATGTATATGGGAGAACAAATCACTTGCACTGGTAGACAATATCTTCGTCAAATGATTAGATTCTTTATGACAAAAGGATATGTTCCGTTGGTAATGGATACGGATGGTGTGAACTTCTCTACTCCTGATGACGCCAAAGACCGAGTTTATGTTGGTCGTGGATTGAATTGGAAGGTGAAATTGGGTAAAGAATATTATGGACCTGAAGCCGATGTTGCGGAGTATAATGATATCTTTATGAGAGGTGAGATGGCACTTGATACCGATGGGGTATGGCCTTCATGTATAAATCTTGCCAGAAAAAATTACGCTGTTATGGACGCCAAGGGAAAGATAAAATTGACTGGCAACTCCATTAAGTCAAAGAAACTACCTTTATATATTGAAGAATTTTTGGATAAGGGTGTTAAGATGTTATTAGAAGGCGATGGTAAAGCATTTGTTGAATACTACTACGAATATCTACAGAAGATATTTGATAAGAAAGTTCCATTAAGTAAGATTGCACAAAGAGCTAAGGTTAAGTTAACTCTTGATGAATACAGAAAGAGATTGACAACTAAGACTAAAGCAGGAAATAGTATGTCTCGTATGGCTCATATGGAACTTGCGATACAGGATGGGTTAGGTGTAAACTTGGGTGATGTGATTATGTATGTTAACAACGGCACAAAGGCTTCACAAGGTGATGTTCAGAAGATGACTGTAAAACAAATTAAAGATACAAACGCATTAAATTTACATAACAACCCTAAGGCAAAACCAATTACTGATGGTGTTATGGTAAACTGTTATATGTTAGATAAAGATATCTTAGATAAAGACCCTGACTTAACAGGTGATTATAATGTTCCAAGAGCAGTTGCAACTTTCAATAAAAGAATTGAACCTTTGATGGTGGTATTCCAAGATGAAGTTAGAAATGGTTTGATTGTAACTGACCCAGCAGAGAGAGGTATTTTCACCACAGCACAATGTGAGTTAATTAATGGACATCCATTAGGTGAAGGTGACCAAGATGATTTACAAAAAGATGTCTTGGATGTAACTGAACAGGAGTTAAATTATTGGGAAAGGCGAGGTCTAAAACCTGACTACATGTATGATTTAGCTGAAGAAGGTTGGGAACTTAAATTAGGAGTTCTTGAGACCGTCTGATGATAAAATATACCAATTGTTAACAACGAATCTAAACTCAACACAAGCGTATCTATCCAAAAGAATTTCATCATAATCCTCATCGATTTTTCCGATGTCAGGTTTTACGAGTGTTCTTGTCATAGCTTTGACAACTACGTGGTCTGTGGTTCTTGAGTCCAATACAATTGTTGACTCATCGATACCTCTCACAACGATACATGCCTCTCCGTTTGTTGAGTATTCTCTTTCTGACACAGTAGATATTTCGGATGTCTTTAATGTTATTCCGTTGATAATTCTCTGTGATGGTATTGTTCTAATAATTGCCATTATATTACGTATATTTGTCTTGGCATTGCTCTAAACTTCATTTGTTTATTTAAGTTCTCAGCAATTAATGCTTCTCTTTCCATTACCTTTTCAGGTCTTAATCTTGTTAACCATCCCTCAGGACCAATAAGTTCTTCAATTAATTTGGACTTTTCGTCTTTAGATTCTGTTAATAAAGATTGGTAATCCATTATAATTTCAGAGTCAGGTGTTTTCAAATTTCCACTATACTTACCTCTTACTCTTGCTAAGGTTTCTTTAACATATGCGGTAAACCATCTTCTTACCCATTGTTTACCTGGAGTATTCAAATCTTCCCAAGTCAAATCTTCAATAGGAACGTCTGTTGGTAATTTGATAATGTCTGGATTCGCTTTCAAACAATTTGCTCTATCATCAGAACCCACGTCATAATACCAATACCAAACGGCTTTACCAGCATATAAACTATAGTTATTCCAATTAAATCTTCCACCAGGAGTGTTGTAAAGGAAAACGTTTCTTTTACCATCAGGTAATCCTGTGATTCTATATGTTAGAGAACCACCAAGGATTCTGTTTAAGATATTTGACTCTTGCATTCTTATCAAGTAATCAAATCCTGACATCATGAAATAAGAACCTTGATAACCCATTTGAGCATACCCTGCTTCATTAGCACCTAAACCAATACCACCAAAACCGAATCCACCAACACCACCTAATCCGAAAGCGGTGAATGGTTGGTTGCTGAACCATAAAAGTTCGTTGACCTCACGACCAGCCGGTATTTCGTAGTTTTGTGTGTTTGCACTTAATATAAAATAATCTTGTTTTAATACCCAAGGACCTACAGTCTGAAGACCAACAATTTTAGAATATGAATATGCGAATTGTTGTTCGAAGTCCATTGTTCTTGTAACAAGAGCTCTGGCAACAGATTTTTCAGTCATATTAAGATTAACGAGGTTAACCCACTGACTATCAATCAACCATTGAAGAACATATTCTTCATAATCACCAATGGCTAGTTCCATCAGAGAATCCATCATCTCATCTTCAACTTCCACACTTCTAAGTGGAGCACCTAACAGGTGTTTAATTCTGGTATATATTTTCGACCTTTCTGGTTCTGGTATTACTGGCATATAATATAAATATATCTTTGTTTATTCTATTTCATGTATCAGAGAATCTATGTTAAATGAATATTGATTTTCACTTGTTAACGGATTGTTTCTGAAAATAAGTATCTTATTTGTTTTCTGATTAACAAATATTAACCAATCAGTATCATATTTTTTTACATTACCGGTGTCTAACAATTCTATCTTGTCTTTGATTATTGACATTGTTGAATATGGTTTAACTTGTGCGGTATATTCTTTATCGTTCAATTTGACAATCAAGTCAATTCCTTTGAACGCATCTTTTTTCTGACCGTGACCACCAACTTGAATTACTTTGGCATTTTTACCAAAATATATTTCCATTTTCTTTGTTGCACTTGATTCACTTTTTTGACCCCTTTTCCATAACGCCATCAAAACTTTTATGATATTGATGAAGTCTTTATTTTCTTTAGTAAAAATTTCACCCTTGAAATATTCCAATGCCCTTAAGAACCTTTTTACCTCTTCTAAATTTCTGTTTTCAGGTTTTGAAAAATCAAACAACTTATCCATTTGACCTAATCCTTCAATTTGATTATTAACCGCTTTTACGATTAAACAAAACGAATTGAAATTCGTGTTCAAGTTATTTAACATGGACCTACCTTCTTTGGTTTCTATTCCATAAAATCCTGACATTTCTTTTGATGTCGAATCAACCCAAAATTGACTAAATACCTTTTTCAAGATGTGTGTTATACCATTTTGATAAACGTCTTTAATCTTTCTATTATTGATTAATTCATTATAAAACGCAACCTCTTTTGGAGAACAAAATTTAGGTTCAGCTGCTTCAGAAATTACCTTTGAAAATCCCTCAGATTCTAAAAGTTTTGTTTGAGTTCTCATTTCATAAAGTTTGGTAATGAAGTCCCAATTGACAACTTTCCAAAAGTTTGCAATATATTCGTCTCGTTTGTTTCTATACTTCAAATAATATGCGTGTTCCCAAAGGTCCAACCCTAAAAGTGGAAACCCACCTCCCTCAATAACATTCATCAAAGGATTGTCTTGGTTTGGAGTTGACATAATTTTTAAACCATTCTTTGCGGTCAAGACCAACCAAACCCATCCTGAACCAAATCTATCTTTGGCGACGGCTTCAAATTTTTTCTTAAATTCTGGAAAACTACCGAATTCTTTTGTAATTTTTTTGTATAAGTCACCCGTCAACTTTTTTGGTTGTGGTGTTAACATGTTCCAAAATAACGCGTGATTAAAAGCACCACCTGCATTATTTCTTATTGTTTTGTCAAATCGGCTGATTGTTTTGATGATTTGTTCTAGTTCTAAATCACCATATTTTTTCTTTGATAACGCTGCGTTTAGTTTATCCACATACCCTTTGTAATGTTTGTTATAATGGAAATCCATTGTTTCCGCATCGATAAATTGTTTCAGGGCTGAATAGGAATAAGGTAATTTTTCTATTCCAATTTTTTTCATTTCATTAATCAACAACTTTTTTTCTTCTTGAATGTGGTTTTCGTGTAATTGTTTTTCAAGTTGTTGAATTTTCTCTTCTGTCTTGTTCATAAGTTTGAGTTATTCTTACATATAAATAACTCGTATTTCATTTAATGACGCATTTCATTAATTCTCTTTAAAATTTCTTCAGCAACGTCTCCGCTGTTTTGATTGTCCCCCATCACCGTGGCAATCACTTGTTTTTTATTATTCAATATGTCGTAGATAATTCCTTCGATTGTGTTCTCGAATATGGGGTAGTAAACTAATACATTATTTTTTTGACCGTATCTATAAGCTCGGTCTTCTGCTTGGGCGTGGTCTGATGGTAAAAATGAAAGGTCGTTCATTATTACTGCTTCAGCAGCTGTAAGAGTAAGTCCAACACCTGCGGCTTTAATATTGCCAACAAATACTTTAACCTTTGGGTTATCTTGGAATTCATCGACACTATGTTGTCTTTCAGGTTTAGACATTGAACCGTCGACTTTTACTGCCGCTTTACCAAAGTGTTCAACAATTTTATTTAATGATTCTGTGAAGTTACAGAATATGATAACCTTCTTGTCTTGTTCTAAAATGTTTTCGGTTAGTTCAATTGTTTGTGTAATTTTTTCGTTGGCAATTATTTGACGAATTTTTGTCAACTTTGTGAACTGAACTGTTAATGATTTAGATTCTTCGGGATTCTTTTCATACCAATTATAATATTCACCCATAACTTCTTCATACTCTTTAGATTTCAATCTTAAGTATACCGGTGTTATAATCTTATCGGGAAGGTCTAACACATCTTCTTTAAGTCTTCTAAGGGTTAATCCTAATGTTCTGTCTCTAAGTTCTTCAAGGTTCGATGCACCCATGACATTCCAAACTTTTCTTGGACCAACTTTAAATTGATATCCTTGACAATACCTGATTACATATGCCATCCAATTTTTTGCCACAGGAGAATCGACCAAACTTAATAAGTTATAATAATCAATTGGTCTTGAAGTCATCGGGGTTCCTGTAAGGAGCCAAATCCTATCAACATTTTTTACAATGTCATTTATTAATTTTGTTCTTTGAGCCTGAGCATTTTTGATATAGTGTGCTTCATCAACAACAACCAAATCAAAATTGGCTCTAAGAATTTCCGAATCATCTTTCTTTTTAGGGTCATGGAAATTTTTTATTATGTCGTAGTTTATGATTACAAAGTCGTGTTCTGTTGAAAAGTTTTTCCCTTCTGCAATATAAACACTTCTGTCTGAATAATTTTCAATCTCTCTTTTCCAGTTTATTTTAAGTGTTGCAGGACAAATGATTAATATCTTTTTTGCACCTGTTTCGAGAGCACCAATAATGGTTGATGTTGTTTTACCAAGACCCATATCATCTGCCAAAATGTATCTTTTGTTTTCAACCAATTTTTGTATTGCTTCTTTTTGGTGAGATAGTGGAGGACGGTGAGAATATTTTTCATAATCGATGACAACGTCTTTTACTGTGTTGTCTTTAATGATGGACGCCTTCGGTAACCAAAAATCATGAAACTCTTCCGTTTCAAACACTCTTCCCCAAATGTGATACGCTTTATCTTTTTCAGCTAATAATTTTTCAACCCAAACCTTCTGTGGTATTTCTGTGTATAATTTATCGTCAGCCAATTTTTGTGCGAAGTATGCATCGAGTATTATCCATTTCTTTGCAACCTTAGGTTGTTTGTCATGATTGTTGATAATGTATTCTGATTGACTTCTGGTTGGATAAAACTTTCGGTTGACTTGGGATTTTCTTTTCAGTTCAAGCAAATAATTGTTAGCTCCTTCGTAATTCTCAAGAAGTAACAACGCCTTTGATTCTAAACTAATATTTTCCATTACTCGAAAACAATTCCGTTATCATAATTTATCAATAGTTCTTCTTCTCGATTTATATCTCTCAGTGCGAAAAATATAAACGTTCGATTTTCTTCATCTGTATACCAATCAACGTTTGGTGTTTTGGAATGATTATAGTATGAACCATAACCCAAAACTAATGCATGTTCTCTCCAATTTTCAGAACGAGGATAACAAAACGCATAGTTTGAAAATACAGGTATTTTTTCAAGGTTGCTTTGAGGGAATGAAATAAATGGACATACGTCTATGATATCATGTTCCTTTATTGGTTGTGACGAAAAAACGCCTAAATTGTGTAGGGGACTATTTCCCAAATAAATTTTGGTTGGTGGTGTAATTTTCATATTTGGTTTAAATATAGTCATATAATGAGTATTTATCAATATGGAAAATTTAGTCCCAATAACAAGATTAGGTAAATTCTTTGGTCGTGAAGACTATGCTTTAGATATTGGTATGGGTGAAGAGTGGTTGATTGGTGATATGAACTTTACCGTTATATTATATCGTATTGATAGATATAAGACAAAGACCGATGATGTTTATGGTGAGGTGTTAGAAGATGGTATTCAGTTCTTGGCTCCTATTGAACTTAAGGGATATGTTCAAGTTATGGCTCCGGCTAATAAAAACTATGGTAACTCTAAAGTTGAAATTCACGAACCTGGTAATATGAAGTTTTCAATCTATCAAAAGACTCTTGAAGATTTAGATGTTGAGATATTCAAAGGTGATTATTTCGGATATTATGAAACAGAGGATAGGGTGAGATATTATGTTGTTAGTGATGATGGATTTGTCAGGTCTGATAATAAACATACGTATGGTGGGTATAAGCCGTTCTATAGAACGATAACAGCAACATTCGTTAGTGAAAACGAATTCAGAGGTATATGATAATTCTAATAACCGAGGCTCAAAAAAAATCTTTATCGAACAGTTTAATCGGTGAAAGGGTTATGGTTTATTATAATTTACATAAACACACCTTTTCAGTTCAGAAAAATGGGATTGTTGTTTTTCACGCCGATTACTTGAAATTGAAAGATGTTGAGTTCAGAGTTAGAGTTGGGGGAAAAGAAAAGGTTAGAAAAGAAAAATCGAAGAATGTTCATGCATTCGTTATTGGTATCTTAGAAGATTTTTGTGAATATCCTTGTGAGGAAATGCCTGAAGAACCTGTGGGTGAGATAATAACATATAATCCGTATTTATATGATAGTTTTGTTTTCAGAAAAACGAAAGAGCCAGTATACAACGCAAATGAGGTTGTTATGATAAACTTAAAAAATAAAATATTTGTAATCGAATAAATATTTTTAATATGCCATTACCGAAACAAGTCAAACCTACATTACCGTTAGTCCCTAAGAAAACATTGTCCGCTAGAAGGGAACAGTTATTGGAGTTTATCAATAAAGACGGAACGTTTTTGCCTAAGTCAGTGTTACATGCCGACTTGGATAGAGGGATGCTCGATTTTGTTAAAGGTGAGTTGGAAGTTGTAACCGCAGGAAAAGTTGTTCCTATGGTAGACACAATCATTACTACTCAAAACTGGGCTCAATACGTTGAAACCGCTTTGTTCGTTGATTTGGATTACAACCCATCACCACCATTTCTTACTGTTGTTAGAAGTCCTGAGGTTAAGTTCGGAACGAATCCCGCACTACAATATACTATACCGAATAGAAAACAATTTTATTATGCATCGGTCCCAACTTGGAACGGAAACGAACAAGGTATGGACATATATACAATACCTCAACCTGTTCCTGTCGATATCAATTATAGTTTGAAGTTTATCTGTAATAGAATGAGAGAGTTGAATCAACTCAACAAAATTGTTATGCAGAAGTTTTCTTCAAGACAAGCCTATACCTTTATCAAAGGTCAGTATGTTCCAATTATATTGAATAATGTTTCTGATGAATCTCAAATGAGTTTAGACGCCAGAAAGTATTATGTTCAGAGTTATGATTTTACAATGTTGGGTTATTTGATTGACGAAGAAGAGTTTGAGGTCAAACCTGCAATTGCTAGAGTTTCTCAAGTATTCGAAGTTCAGTCTGACAACAAAAAGAAAAAAAGAAAAATATATCCTGAAAACCCCGATGAGTTTGGTCAGAATTTTTTATTTGTTTCAGGGAATAACGTTCTGAGTGGTATTGTTGATTTCACTGTTGACATGACAATCATTTCTACAAATAATATTATTTCGTTTGATGTCTTCATTAATGGAGATTATTATGGAACAGATTTGAACTTTATACAAGTTACTTTAGACGACGTTCTCAGAATCGAAGTTGTTAAAAATGATGATACTTCGGATGGTAATATTTTATTTGAAAATAAGTTAGTTTAATTTTCTCCGTATATATCTTTTTTCTCTTTACACTTCTCAATTATTAGATTCTCCAAAAATTTATAAATTTTTATTCCTCTCTTATCACAGTATTTTTTTAGTATATCATGTGATTCAGGGGATATTTTTATGTTTTTGATTTCTTTCTTTGTTTTCATGGTAGAAAAAAGGCAGAATTTATTCTCACCGTTTATAAATAGATATCAGAAAGTCAAGTTTTTTCATTCAAATACTAATATTTATCATTAAAATAAATCTGCATTAGAACAATTTAATAATGGCAACAGCACAAGCAAATCAAAAAGTATACGTTTCTCCCGGTGTCTATACCTCAGAAACAGACTTATCTTTCGTGGCTCAAAGTGTCGGTGTAACGACATTAGGTCTTGTTGGAGAATCCATCAAGGGCCCTGCATTTGAACCTATCTTTATCACGAACTATGATGAATTCCAAGCTTACTTCGGTGGAACAATTCCCGAAAAGTTTGTGAATACACAAATCCCTAAATATGAAGCGGCGTATATTGCCAAATCTTATCTTCAACAGTCGAACCAAATGTTCTTCACAAGAATTCTTGGTTTATCTGGATATGATGCAGGTCCATCATGGAGTATAAGAGTAACTGCAAACCCAGACCCAACAACAATAGGTCTTAGTTCAGCGGTTGCAACATCGACTTGGACAGCAGGTTTTACGGGTTCGTCATCTGCAAATACAATAACATTCGTTAGTGGAGCATTACCAACACCCGTTTTACAAAACTTAAATGTTCAATTTAGGTTATCAAACGGTTCAACTTCAACATATGCTGAAGGTTTTAATACATACGTTGGTAATATAATAGATACTCCTTCTTTGTCTGCAACAACAGCAGTTGTTTACGGGTCAATTCCTGATACTGATTATTCGAATTTATCAGGTTATACAACAATTGTTAATGCGTTTGGAAGTGATTCAACTAATTTATTATTCAATGATTTATCTGCAGCAGATAACGACCCATGGTTTTATGCAACTTTCGATATTCCAAGTGGTAACAACTATTCAGGATATTCATTTGATTATGTGGTAAATAATTTAGTTTCATTAGGTGGAACCGTTTATAGTGGAACAGTATCAGGTAACTCTTATACGTTCTCAGGAACTGCATTTGAAGAATATAATAATATGGTTGTTGCAACTTTACGTTCAAGAGGTATTTCTCTTTACACTAATAGTTCTGCAAGTCTTAATCACGGACCAGTCTATGAAGTTACTGGATTAACTGACGTTCAGTTAGTTTGTAACGACCAATATTCAGGTGTTACTAAAAATCCTTTTGGAACTTTCTTACTTTCAGGGGTGACTAAAGATAATGACATTTTCTCTTTCGAGACTTCTTTATTAGCTTCATCTTCTAAGTATCTTACTAAGGTATTAGGTGTTGATAACTTTGGAAAATCAAGAAATGAAGTTCCTTTGTTTGTTGAAGAAATTTATCCTGGTTCTTTAAATTATGCATTTAACCAAAGTTACATCAGAGGTTTAAACTGTGACTTGGTTGCATTACCTGAAGCTAGAGATACGACATCAACTACAACTATTGCTTGGAAATTACAACAATATCAATCACCACAAACACCTTTTTTTGTATCTGAGTTAAGAGGTAATAGAGTTTACAACTTATTTAGATTCATTTCAATCTCAGACGGAGATGCTGCTAATACTGAGGTAAAAGTTTCAATTGCAAACATTTCTTTTAACAATATGACATTTGATGTTTTAGTTAGAGATTTCTTTGATACAGACCAAAATCCTGTGGTAATTGAAAAATACACAAATTGCACATTGGACCCAGCAACTAACAACTTTATTGGTGTTAGAATCGGGACTTCAAATGGCGAGTATGCTTTAGTATCAAAATACATCATGGTTGAAATGGCTGACGGAGCTCCTATAGATGCTTTACCTTGTGGTTTCAATGGATATACACAGAGAGAATATGATTCAATGTCGAATCCTTCTCCTATGATTGTATACAAAACAAAATACTACTTCCCAGGTGAAGTTATTTATAACCCTCCATTCGGAACTAACTCTGGTGGTTCAAACACAGTAGAGTCTCCTGGTGATGTGGTTAGAAGAACATATTTAGGTTTCTCAACTCAGTTTGGTGTTGATGATTCTTTCTTACAATATAAAGGTCAACAAAATCCAATAGCTGATTGGGCTCAAGCAACTGATTCTATTCCTTGGAACTACCTTTCGAAAGGTTTCCACATGGACTCAGGTGCAACTGTTGTGACTATCGGAAACGTTTATGATACAAGTGGTCAAACGGCTTATGAATGTGGAGTTGCTGAATTTAGAAATGACCCTGAATCTCAAGAGAACCCTTACTATTTCATCTACGCTAGAAAATACACTTGTTGTTTTGCTGGTGGATTTGACGGATGGGATATCTACAGAGAATTCAGAACTAATGAAGATAGATTCCAATTAGGTGCTACAGGTTTCTTAGCAGGTTTCGCACCTGACCAAAGATACCCAACAGCAACAGGTGATGGTTTATTCAAGAGAATTGTTGTTCAGAATAACAGAAGTGATTTTGCTAACACTGACTACTACGCTTACTTACTTGGTATCTTAACATACGCTAACCCTGAATCTACAAACATTAACGTGTTTGCAACTGCATCAATTAACTATGTAGATAACTCAAACTTAGTTGAGGCGGCTATCGATATGATTCAATTCCAAAGAGCGGATTCTGTGTATATCACAACGACTCCTGACTACGATATGTTCTCACCAGATGCTACAGACCCTCAATTGATTGTTTACCCACAAGAAGCTGTAGACTCTCTTGATAACACAGGAATTGATTCGAACTACACAGCTACTTACTATCCTTGGATATTAACAAGAGATACAGTTAACAATACTCAAATCTACTTACCAGCTACTGGTGAAGTTTGTAGAAACTTAGCATTGACTGATAACATCGCATTCCCTTGGTTCGCATCAGCGGGTTACACAAGAGGTCTTGTTAATTCAGTTAAAGCGAGAGTTAAACTAACTCAAGAAGATAGAGATACTTTATATCAAGGTAGAATCAACCCAATCGCAACTTTCTCTGATGTGGGAACTGTAATTTGGGGTAACAAAACTTTACAAGTTGCTGATACCGCTCTTAACAGATTAAACGTTAGAAGATTGTTGTTACAAGCTCGTAAGTTGATTTCAGCGGTGGCTGTAAGATTATTGTTCGAACAAAATGACCAAATCGTTAGACAACAATTCTTAGACAGTGTTAACCCAATCTTAGATTCAATCAGAAGAGACAGAGGTTTATACGATTTCCGTGTAACAGTTTCTTCTTCACCTGAAGACTTAGATAGAAATACACTAACAGGTAAGATTTACTTAAAACCTACGAAGGCATTAGAATTCATCGACATCGAATTCTTCATTACTCCAACAGGAGCTTCGTTTGAGAATATTTAATACTATCAATAGTATTTCGAAATCCCCCACCACAAATGGGGGATTTTTGTTTAATAAAGGTATTTATATGTTATGGGAAAAAAATTGATTATCAGTGAATCAGAAGTTGATGAAATCCGTAGAATGTATGGGTTGTTAGTTGAACAACAATATAGTGACGGTATGATTCCTTCAAAGGGTTACGAAATTATTGAAGATATTGAAGGTAACATGGGAAAAGCCCGTAAAGTTAATGGAGTTTGGAAACCAACTCCAACTCCTTATAAAGGGGATGTGCTTGAAACTCAAATAAAAAATTATATTACTAAGTATTTGCCCGAAAAACAATGGTTTAAGATAGACCCTTTATTCAGAACTCAAATATATTCTTTTATGTTCCAAGCGGGTTCAAGTTCAGGAAGAGAATTTAGATGGATTGCAGGTTTAGCAAATGCAATCGACCCTTCTCTTGACAGGTCGGAGATAATCAATGATGAAAATAAAAGAGACTTCGCAGCCAAAATTATCAAACAAGCAATTAACAGTGGAAAGATTAATAATTTCTATAATAATTACCTCTCGGTCGTTGACACCCAGTATAAGGGGTTGAAAAAAACCGAAGGTAAAAAAGAAGACATCGAGGAATTCGGTAAACAATACGAAATTGTTTGGAAAAACAGACCAACGATTATCGAAGAGATGTGGAATGGTGCAACAATTAAGGATATCATGAATAAATACTACCCTGACCCTAACGTAACCAAATCCTCGAAAATAAACCCGACAGGACAGAAAGATAAAGTTGTCACTATTCCTACTAAGTCTGGTGTTAAACCTGTTTCGGAACCAACTTCAAACGTCCCGATTAAGACTAAAGAAAAAATTAAAGTAACTGGTAGAGATTTACAAGAATTTTTAGATAACATAAGAAGTAAAACAGTCGGTCTTAAGGTTGATTTTGATTCTGTGAATATTGACATGGATAAACGAGAATTAACTTTTAGTTTAGATGAAACCAAAGAACCTGTCAAAAGGTTGGTATTTGCAGTTAACCTGCGTGATGAGAAAACTTGTGAATCTTGTGTTAACATTGGGAAAAAAAACAATGTTCCTAATGACAAGAGAATTAAAGGAAAGTTTGAAAACGGAACAAGAATGTTTGAGTTATTCGCCCTTTATTAAAAAAGGATATTTATATAATATGTTAAGAGTTATTAAAGAAGGTTTTAAAGAACCTAATAGTCCAGATATGAAATATTATGCGTTCGATTGGGACGATAATATTGTTCATATGCCAACAAAAATCGTTCTTAAGACGGATGATGGTGAAGAGTTTGGAATGAGCACAGAAGACTTTGCGGAATATAGAAGTGAAATTGGTAAGGGGCCTGTAGAATATAAAGGTAAAACTATTGTAGGGTTTGCTAACAATCCATTCAGAAACTTTAGAACTGAAGGAGACAAACAATTTTTGGTTGACTCCATGAAAGCTAAACTTGGACCTGCGTTCGATGATTTCAGAGAAGCAATCAATAATGGTTCAATATTTGCCATCATCACAGCAAGAGGTCACAATCCCAACACACTGAAAGAAGCTGTCTACAATTACATTATAAATGATTTCAATGGTATAAGTAAGGAGAGTCTTCTGAAGAACCTTAGAAAATATAGGTCGTTCGTCGATGAGGGAGAAATGAGTGATGATGATTTAATAAAATCTTATTTAGAACTCAACAAATTCCACCCCGTTTCTTTTGGAGACGACAAGGGTGCGGCAAGTCCTGAAGAGTTAAAGGTTATTGCGATGGATGATTTTGTGAGTTATATTAAAGGAATGGCTGCAGTATTAAATAAGAAAGCATTTCTTAAAAAAGATATAGGTAATAAATTCGTTCCATCTAAACCAGTTATAGGATTTTCAGACGATGACCCTAAAAACGTAGAAGTAATGAGTAAACACTTTAAAGATAAACCAGATAATCTAGTTAAGACTTATTCTACAGCTGGAGGAATTAAAAAGGAAGTTAAATAAAGAATATTCTTTCAGAAAAAAAAGTAAAGTAATATATTTTTCCATAAGACTATATTTATAACATATAAACGAGAAAAAAACAAAACTAATATAACATGGCTGATTTATTAATGAAAATGCCGATACCTTACGAACCGAAACGCCAGAATCGATTCATTCTAAGATTTCCTTCGAGTTTAGGTATTAATGAGTGGTTTGTTGAATCAACATCAAGACCATCAATCAAAATCGTATCTACAGAAATTCCATTCTTAAACACTTCTACATATGTGGCTGGTAGATTCACTTGGGACGAAATCCCTGTTAAATTCAGAGACCCAATTGGTCCTTCTGCAGCTCAAGCACTTATGGAGTGGGTTCGTCTACACGCTGAATCTGTGACAGGTCGTATGGGTTATGCTGCGGGATACAAGAGAGATATCGACCTTGAGCTTTTGGACCCAACAGGAGTTGTTGTGGAAAAGTGGATTTTATACGGAACATTCTTAACGAGTGTAAACTTCGGAACGTTAGCTTACAACACAGACGCTTTGGCAGACATTTCAGCCAGTCTTCGTCCTGACCGTTGCGTGTTAGTATACTAATACTATATACAAAAAATCAATACTAATTATATTTAACCGTAAAGACATAAACTTTACGGTTATTTTTTTATATGGAAAATCAAGCAAGAGACTACGGTCAAGAAAATTTCACATTACCACACGACATGGTGCCCCTACCATCACAAGGAGTATTTTATAAAAATAAAAAG